GTGTGCTCGTTTAATATATAGTGAGTAATGTACTAAATCTATATATTTTCACACAAACATTACATTTTTATGTAACGATGTGTAACGTTGATGTATCGGATGGTTAAACGTTTCATTGTCATAATCACAAACACATCAAAAGTGGGGTTTTTTTGATTTTACTTTTTCTAAAAGCAAATGTATATGATACTACCTATTGAAATTATGTTAGAAATTTATGATTATTCAAATGTTGAAACTAGAATCAAATTAAACAGTATCTTAGGATTATCTTATTATGTAAAAAATCCATTCCAGAATATTAATACAAGACCTACTAACATTAATTTTAGGACACTTGTTATGGGTACAACATTACATAGATATGCCAGTTACAGAGGCATTGATATTATACTTCCAATGTAAATACGACTACGTTTTTTAAATGTCACTATATTTAACTTACAAATAATTTTCTATTGCGGTGTTTTGAGGTGTATTGCGGTGTATTGCGGTTTTGGCATGATAAAACATCTCAAATATTTAAAAATAAATTAAACGTGTATTATATATTAAAAATTTTTTTACGGGTTTTTGAGGGAAAACTGGTTGTGATTGCGGTTTTTGCGGGTAGAAATGTATCGCACTTTATATAGCTTTCCAAAGTGCTTGTGTATAAATGGATGGTTCCCATGTTATTATAGAACTATGTCCTTGAACACATGAATATTTTTGACCATTATACATTACGATTTGTCCAATTGAATATAAAGTATTTTGAGCCCAATTTGTAACAGAATGTGCAGGTGCAGGTGCAGGTGCATGTTTCCAAAGTGCTTGTGTATAAATGGATGGTTCCCATGTTATTATAGAACTATGCCCTTGAACACATGAATATTTTTGACCATTATACATTACAATTTGTCCAGTTGAATATAAAGTATTTGAAGTCCAACTTGTAACAGAAGGTGTAGGTGTAGGTGTAGGTGTAGCAGGTGTAGGTGTAGCAGGTGTAGGTGTAGCAGGTGTAGGTTTGGGAGGTGTAGGTGTAGCAGGTGTAGGTTTTGGGGGTGTAGGTATAGCAGGTGTAGGTTTTGGGGGTGTAGGTATAGCAGGTGTAGGTACAGAAGCGTTAAAAATTTTAGAAGCTGTATTAATAATTGACATTGAACTTGGTTCGCCACCTTTTTGATAACTCCAAACAAATAATCCATTTGATTTATTTGGGTCATTAAATACACATTTAGAATACCGTTCAACTTCGGAAAGAGTAATTACGTGACCGCCCCATGCTTCAGGTGGTACTTCAGCGCCTATTAAAATAGGGCCATTATAATAACTTCTATATGCGTTAAATGCTGTAACTGGATCGTATATGGGACTTGCGTCATAACTCATTAAACAAATAAAATCTAATTGAAATCCATTAGATTGTAGACCAGGGATACACATTCCGGTATTTTGACCAGAAGGTGGTGAATTTGCAAAAGGACCAGTGCCATATGCTCCGATAGAAAATGCAGCAATTGAAATTAATCCTGTAGGATAGATACTTCTAACTTGACCGATTATTGGTCCTAAAAGATGAGCTTCTGCGGCACCTGCATGTGGTTCCCAATCAATATCAATACCGTCTACACCAAGATCATTTGCAAAATCAACAACTGCTTTAGGATTGAATCCATCAAAAGGATAAGTAGCTCCCCCGACACTCAACATTACGACGACATTTCTTTTACGTAAAATTTGAATAGCATCTTTTACCACGGCAAAATCGGATGAAAAATCAAGACCTGTTCCACTAAAAGTCATTGATCCTTTTGTGTAATTACAATTGGGTTTAGCAAAAGATAAAAAAACAACATTAATGGGCGAAGGTATTTTTGCTAGATCCAAGTTTTCACCTGACCCGACCCAACCACAAGACCATGACTGAAAATAGACTGCTAATGGGCGTTTTCCTGATAATAATTTTTGAAAAGAAGACATATTGTGTATATATATATGTATATATATTTTTTTTTAATAATTAATGTAAAAATTGAAAAAACTATATTATAACAAATATTAAAGAAGATGTCGTTAAAATTAATTGAAGTATACGATTTCCAACCACTTTTTGGAAATGATGTAAGGGGGAAAATTAAAACATGGCAATTAAAAGTAGAAAGATATTCCGACTATTCAGTGATAGTGACTATATATGGTTATGAGAAATTAATTGAAACTCGACGTCAAATAAATTCTGGAAAAAATATAAATAAAGCTAATAAAACCACGCATTTTACACAAGCAATAGCGGAAGCTAAGAGTAAATGGACAAAAAAGTGCGACATTGAAAAATTTGCACCAAAAAAAGTAATTACTAATACCGATTTGGAAAAAGTATTAAACATTAACTCAATTCAGAACCCATTACCAATGTTGGCACATGATTATAAAAAACAAAATAAAAAGGTAAAATATCCATGTTATGTTCAAAAAAAATTAGATGGTATGAGAATGATTTACAATACAACAACTGGGAGAATTACAACAAGACAAGGAAAGGAATATAATATAATTAAAGAATCAGGAAAATTATATAATGAATTACAAAAACTACCAAAAGGATTAATATTAGATGGGGAACTTTACACCGACAAACTTAACTTTGAAACGTTGGGTGTAGTTAGAAAAACTAAAAAATTAACAAAAGAAGAACTTGAAAATCTATATAAAATAGAATATCATATATATGATTTAATTGATACGACACTTATATTTGAAGATAGGAATAAAAAAGTTAAAGAACTTTTACTTAATACATATGAAAAATTAATAGATGTAGAAACTTTTTTAGTTAAAAACGAAGAAGAAATTAAGAATTACCATAAAAAATTTTTAGAAACTGGATATGAAGGAACCATGATAAGAAATAAAGATTCGTTTTATAAAATAAAACAAAGATCAAGTGATTTGTTAAAATATAAGGATTTTCAAGACGGTGAATTTAAAATAATCGATTATACTTTTGAAAAGGATACATCAGGTGCAGATGAAAATTTAGTTGTTTGGATAATAAACGTACCCCAATCAGATGGTTCATTTATAAAATGCAAGGTTAGACCACAAGGGAACAATGGAGAGCGTAAGGAATTGTATAAGAAAAGTGTTGAAAATTTTGATCAATTTAAAGGTAGAAAATTATGGACGAAATATTTTTGTCGTACTGCAGATGGTTCGTTAAGATTTCCAACTAGCAAAACAAATAGTTATGAAAGTTATATTAGAGATGAAATTTTATAATCAGGATGACGAATCTTTATTATTTCCTAACTGTTTCATAATTTTGTTTAAAATAATCAACAGTTTCCTTTAAAGATTCTTCTAATGGTGTAAATTTGAAATCTGGAATGTATTCTAAAAGTTCAGAATCATCTACTGTCTTCTTGTGTTGTCCTTCGGGGAAACTAGAATCGTATATAATTTCCCCATTAAAATCAAATTCTTTAACAATTTTATTAATTAATTCTTTAATAGTTATTTCGTCTTTAACCGGTGGTCCAACTATTAATTGATTAAATTGTTTTTGTAATTTACAATCGACAAAATGCAAAATAATTTTTGCAAAATCACAAGCATATATAAACTGTCTATAACAAGACCCAGTTCCTTTAATAATTAAATTTTTTTCAGCATTAAATGTTTTCGCTATAAGCACAGGAAAAACGTGTCCATTATCTATATTAAAATTATCATATTTACCAAATATATTTGTTGGTATTAAGGATACGATTTCTATATCAGAAGATGTAGTTAATAATTTTGATCCAGTTGCAAGTAATCTTTTTGAATAACTATATCCTTCATTACTACTATCTGGGATTTTATCATACATTTGATTAGATGTCAATGGGTATTTAAGATCATTACCGAATACGCATGTACTTAATATATTAACTAGACGTTTTACTTTATATTTTTTACAACATTCTAAAATATTTGTATTAATTTTAATATTATCAACCAACATTGTATAATTATTATTAATATTACCATAAAGCCCAGCAACAACATTTGCTAAATGAATAACTATATCAAAATTATTATCTGAAAAAAATTTTTGACATGCAACTGAATCTCTTAAATCACATTCTTTACTACTTAAAAAGACATATTCGTATTTAGTTGTTTTTGATGTTAATTCTTGAATACTTTTACCGACTAGACCATATCCGCCAGTTACAAGTAATTTTACGTTCATCTTTTTATCTTTTATAATAATTTTTAATTTTAAACTAAATTTCAATAAAAGATGTAGTTAAAATTAATTGAGATTTATTAAAAATTACTTTTTTGTTTAGTAAAGGTAAAATGGAATCAAATATAATAAACAAGTTTAATAAATTTAGTATATCAAAAAACATAAGATATAATCATAGTAATTACGGTATTATAAAGGATGGGTATTATAAGGGGTTAGAAATAGAAATTCGGGATTTCATACCAGAAAAGTTAGAAGTAAAAATAGACAATAAAGTGATATTAACTACAAGAAATGATTTAAGAGGTAGAGAATATATTATAAAAAACATAGTACCTGCTCGTGTTAGAGGTATATTAAATGATTTTAAGATTGTTATATTAAATGCCATTAATGTATTTTATAGGGATGTTTACTTTAAAAACAGAAATGACAACAAAAGTTATTATGCAAATATAAAAAAGATTACAAAAAGAGGTTTAGATAATGATTATTATATAATTGGGGAGATATTCAAGGACAAAAAATATATAGATATATCTTTTAGAAAATCAGATATAATAGAAATTATGAATAATTTTAAAATAAATGAAACAGGAGGAGAAGAAATAAGAGAGGAAAATGAATTTATATATGAAAATACCTTACAAATGGAGCCAAGGGAACCAACAGAAGAAACAGAAACAGAATCTGAATCAGGTGAATTTGATTACGGTGAAGTTGAAGATGAAATGGGAGAAACAGATTCTGAATTGGAAATAGATTTACCCCGCAATGTACAGTCAACGTCAACGTCAACGTTAAAATCAGATGACAATATTATTTCAAAATATATAGAGCATATACTGTTGTCTATAAAATACCGTGGTGTGATAAGGAGTAATTATTTTAGTAAACAAAACGATCGTATAGAAGAGATAAATAAAATGGAGATGGTACCGAATGTATTAAATATAATAGAAGCTATAAATAAAACAACAAAATATATGAATACAATTTTAAAATCTATAAAAAAGGGTATAAGTGTGAATTCTATAGATCATATGTTTATAATATCTAGTGTAGTATTTCTACATATAAATGATATGAATTTTAAGAAATACATAAATTATTTAATTGAATCAAAATACTTTGGTACAAATTTAGTTGCAAAATTGAAAACATGTATAGTATTAAAAAATGATAGTATATTTGAATGTAAAATTAATAAAGATAAAGAGTTGGGTAATTTGGTAAAAAATATACATAGTTGTTTTATAAAAATAATAGAACCAAGATTAAAGTTGAAAGAAACATCCAGAAGTTTAAGTGAATTACTTAACGAAACAGAATCTGAAACAAGTGAGAATTCCACCTTACAGTCTAACGTTGGGGTAGAATTTATAACACCAAAGTCTAGATCTCAAAAAAGAAAAAGAAGCTATCCTGAAGTTGCATCAAAATATACATTTGATATAAAGGATCAATTGATTAATAAAAGGGATAATACTAACAATAAGAATAAAATTATACTGTACGATTATTTAATCCAAAATATAGATAAAGTTGATGAAAAAATAGCTGAATTGCGTCCACAAGTTATTTCTATAGTAACAATGGAATTCAATGATTTTAAAGCTAATTATGAAATATGCGTGGATGTGTGGTGTAAAGAAGGGATTATATCAAAATATATACAAATGACATTTGACAAAATAAGACAAGGAGAAGACGTGAAGGTAACTCAGGAACAGAATATAACATTACAGAAATATATTGAATTAAATAAATTACGTATAATAGAAAATAGAGGGAAGTTAAACCCATTAAATAAAGTCTTGATAAATAAAAGTGACGAAGGGGTAAATAGGTTTAAGGATATGATAAAAAAGGCAAAAAATAAAAAGAGTAAAGGTGAGGAAGTGATTGGTAGTTATGGTCCATGTCCTGTGCCTAATTGTAAAAAATATTTAGAGAATAAAAAAGATTATTTGGACCATTTAGATAAAGAAAGAGAAAATATAAACATGGAAGATCAAGATAAAGATGATATTAATATAGATGATTCGAATATGATATCGTATTTATTAAAAGACATGAAATTAAAGTAAAAATTAACTTTTAGAGAGTGTAGAGATTGAGATTCTAGGTTCATGAGGTGAATTTAAATGTTTTAATAACGACTTTGGGATGGGTCGTTCTTTAAATGTATTAGATATTTTTTTACCTAAAATCAAAGTGTCATTTTTAACAAATTTATAATAGAATTTAAATGTTTCTATTTCATTTATATTTAATTTAATAATACTATAAAAATAAGAGTATATATTTAAAATTTCATAATTTATTTTCAAGAGTAAATTAAATATAGTATATTTTTCGCATTTTAATAAATCGAATGTTTTTTCATCAATCCATTGGCAATAATTTGTATCATAAGATACCTCACCTTTTTCATTAACAGTTTTAATATTATTAAAAATTTCTATAATTTTTTCATATTCGTTAGAGTATTGTAATATTTTATATTTATTATTTTTAATTAATAGACCAAGTGTGTTAACGACTCTAATAAAATACTTGGTCTTGTCATTATGTAAAAAGAAGAATCCAGAATTTTCCAAGATTGAAGAGATATAATCAATATCTTGTAATTTTATACTAGTTTTACACATTTGTTTATTAACGACTATATCTAAAAATGCTCCTCTAGTGAAATAAGTTTCTGTTCCGTAAAAATTGACCAGGCTAGTATAGTCACTGGTACCTAACAATATATTTTCAGAATATTCTTTAATAAACCCTGTTTCAAATTTTTCAGAGAATAATTTACTATAATCGATAATATCTCGATCTTTATTATTGAGGTAAATTCTGGTTTCGTATGCGATAACTATATGTGGTATATGTATGTGTTTAATTAAAAAGTTTACCATATTAGTAAAGATACTATCACCTAGTCCATTTCTAATATCTTGAAAATATTTAATTAACGCCCATACTAATTGCGAATTTTCAGATGCTTGTTTTAAAACAAAAATATTTTCACCGTCATTACATTTAAATTTGGTTGATAGTTCATTTTTTTCAAATGATATAAATGATTTACCATAAATATTTGTATCAAATACTATAGAACTATCTTCGTAAAAAATTTTTTTAAATTCTTCTTGGAAAAGTATAATAACAGTTCCTTTATCAATTGTATCTCCGTATAAAGTGATATCGTAGTCAGAAGACAGATTATTACTTCCTACGCTAAATATTTTAAAATTTTTTTTTTTATCGAATTGTAATTGAAATAAAATTTTTTTAAGAATTAAATCAACAATGCATTTTCTAAGTAACCAAAGTAATTTTTGAAGTGATACATCAGCTAAAGATTTAATATTATTCCATGATAATTTGAGTTTATTTTCACCAATCGTAATATAATATTTATTACCAATTTTAAGTAAGATATTTGATGTCTCAAAGTAACTCAAG